TCATGGGACTTCTCGAACTAATCGAAACACTAGACGAAGGTACGACAAAAAATGTCAGACACTAAGATTTCTTTGCCATTGGGCCGTGCAATTTACCCGTCACTTAAAACGGCGGACACAAAATTTCACGATCTAGGCATCTATAAGTGCAATGTCAGCGTTCCTGTTAAGGAAGCGACAAGCTCGATGGAAAAGCTATCAGCTATCCATAAACAACACACAGGTAAGGCCCCTGTGAAGGCCGACAATTCCATGTGGAAAATGGAGGTTGATGACGAGACAGGTGAGGACACAGGTAATGTGATCTTTAAATGTTCAGTCAAGAATGTTCGCCGCCGTGATGGTGAACTGTGGGACCGCCGACCCAAGCAATTTGACGCTAAGATGAACCCCGTCAACCTAGATCCCTCAGGTGGTACGGAACTCTATATCTCTGCGGCGATCTACGCATGGGACGCGGGTGGAAAGAAAGGCGTGAGCCTTCAACCACAGGCAATTCAAATCATTAATCTTGTTGAGCGTGGTGGTGCATCTGCTGACGCTTTCGGTTTCCAAGAACACTCAGGTGGTTTCGAGGCTGAAGCAAGTAATTTTAGCTTCGGGGATACCAATGAAACAACCGTCAAAGAAGAAGACTTCCAAGACTTCTAATAAATCGGTTGGTCTTAAATATGGGTTCCGTTCAGGATTAGAAGAGCGGATATCGAAAGAGCTAGACGGGACAGGGTGCTGTTACACTTACGAGCAACAGGTTATCCAATATGTGAAACCGCAACGTACCAGTAAGTACACGCCTGATTTCGTTATTTCAAAACGACCTGATGGGACAGATAAAGAGCGGCCTTTAATAATAGAAAGTAAGGGCCGCTTTCTCACATCTGACAGGCAAAAACATTTATTAATCAAAGACCAACACCCAGACGCTGATATCCGCTTCGTATTTTCTAGGAGCAAACAGACTATCAGCAAAACCAGTAAGACCACTTACGCGATGTGGTGCGAGAAGCATAACTTCATGTATGCAGACGGTTCAATTCCTGAGGCTTGGTTGCAGGAGTAAAATGTATAACAATAATAAGAAGCGTGATGAAACGCTCTACATGATCATCGATCATTCAGGCACGACCCCAACAATCGACATTGACGCAAACAACCAAGACAACCGCGACAGAGCCAAAGGGTTCTACGGTTGTCGCTATCATTACGTCATTACTAGGGAAGGGGTCGTGCAACTAGGGCGCACACTTGACCGTGTGTCGCCTCTCACTGGTGTTCTAGATTACCAAGCAGTGACTGTATGTTTGGTGGGTGGAAAGAACATCGAGGGCGAGGCTGAAGACAACTTCACAGATGTCCAAAAAGAAGCTCTCAAAGAGTTAATCACCGTATCTAGAATTTCCAATCCAGACTTACAGGTTCTGGGACGCAAGGAAATCCAAAAGCAACGGACCACGGGTCCCGCGCTAGACCTCACACCTTACAGATAGGAATGATCATGGATGCTCATGAAGAAAGCACGTTGCTTGGCCACGGGCCTTGCGACAACTGCGGTTCGTCCGATGCCAACGCTGAGTATTCCGATGGCCATACCTTCTGTTTCTCATGTGAGGCACACAAGCCCAGCACTGACCACGCACCCAAGACAGTAAACAAAAGAAACCCTGATCTCCTCCCTGTGGGCGACTACGTTTCACTGGCTAAACGCAAGATCACTGAGGCCACCGCTCGTAAGTTCGGTTATTCAACCTCGACCTTCAAAGGTCAGACGGTTCAAATTGCTAACTACAAGCGAAACGGCCAGATCATTGCTCAAAAGGTGCGGTTCCCAACGAAGGACTTCATGTTCGTGGGTAACGGTAAAGAGTGTGGGCTATTCGGGCAGCACCTGTGGCGCGAGGGTGGAAAGACACTTTGTATAACCGAAGGCGAGATTGATTGCCTCACGGTTTCGCAGGTCATGTCGAAAGACAACAAATGGCCTGTCGTGTCCATTCCCCAAGGCGCTGCGGGTGCTGCGAGGGCGATCAAGCGTGAGCTTGAGTTCGTTTCGTCATATCAAAAAGTAGTTATCATGATGGATAACGACGAGGCTGGTCAGAAAGCTGCGCTAGAAATTGCACAGTTACTCAAACCCAACCAAGCGTTTATCGCAGAGCTACCAGCTAAGGACCCGTCAGAACTTATGATGGCTGGTCGGTCACCTGAGATATTGACTGCGTTTTGGGAAGCAAAGCCTTACCGACCAGACGGTATCGTATCTGGTGCTGACCTCTGGGACGAGATCGTGGCAGATGATGACACAGACAGCGTTCCTTGGCCCTATGAAGGTCTCAACACCATCACTCACGGATTACGCAAGAGAGAGTTAGTCACACTGACCGCAGGGTCTGGTGTGGGTAAGTCACAAGTGTGCCGTGAGATTGCCTACCACCTTATTAAGCAGGGTGAGACCGTAGGCTATGTTGCTCTCGAAGAGAACTGCAAACGCACAGCCTTGGGCTTGATGGGTTTGGCAATCAACAAACCCCTGCACATCTCCAAGGAAGGAGTATCAAATGCTGATCTTAAACTTGCTTTCGATGACACCGTGGGTTCTGGTCGTGTTTACCTCTACGATCATTTCGGTAGCCTGTCTGCCAACAACCTCCTCGACAAAATTAGATACCTTGCGAAGGGCTGTGACGTTAGCTTCATTGTGCTCGATCATCTCAGTATTGCTGTCAGTGGCCTTGAAAACGGCTCAGATGGCAGGGCCTTAGACGAGCGCAAAGCTATCGATGTCCTGATGACACAGCTTCGCAGTTTAGTGGAAGAGACAGGTATCGGTATGATACTGGTGTCACACCTCAGACGCCCTGAAGGTAACAAGGGATTTGAGGAAGGTATTGCGACCTCACTTAACGCACTACGGGGCAGCGCAAGTATCGCGCAGCTATCTGACTCAGTGATCGGTCTCGAAAGAAACCAACAATCTGAGGACGAGGCAAACCAAGTGACTGTTAGGGTCCTTAAAAACCGTTTCAGTGGTGAGACGGGCATCGCAACTACGTTGTATTTCGACAAACAAACAGGTCGGCTTTCAGAGAGTGAGTTCACGCAAGATGAATTCAACGCTGAATACTGATCAAATCTTTGAGAACGCTGAGACCTATGCAGTCTTGGCGGCTCAAAACCCAGACGTGTACGCCAATGTCTACACCTACTGGAACAACCAAGCTCAGAACCTCGAACATAAAGGATGGAAAGCCATGACAGGTCAAACTCAACACGACAAAATCATGAAGCACTTGAAGAAAGCTGGCTCGATCACCGTGCGCGAAGCGATGGTGGAATACTCAGTGTCCTCGCTACCCAAGCGTATCCAAGAGCTACGAGAGAAGGGCAACGAGATCGTTTCTAACGTCAAGTTCCATCCCATAACAGGTCAGAAATACACGCGATACACACTCAATTCATAACCCAAGGGGGCCGCTATGAGCACTTATGTAGGCGACATCGAGACTGATGGACTACTGGACACTCTTACAAAGGTTCACTGTCTTGTGCTTCAAGACGTGGATACCGAAGAGGTGTTCTCATACGGCCCTAATGAAATTCAAGAGGGGCTGGATCGAATGAAGGGTGCTGATGGATTAATATTCCACAACGGCATCAACTTTGACTTCCCCGCTCTAGAAAAGGTTTACCCTGATTTTCACGTTGATCGTGACAGGGTAATCGACACCCTAGTTTGCACTCGCCTCATCTGGACTAACCTAAGTGACACGGATAGTCCTAGAATTAACGCAGGTAAGTTGGAGCCTCGGCAACGCGGTTCCCATGCGCTTATGGCGTGGGGCAAAAGGCTAGGGGTCTTGAAGGGCGACTTCGGTCAATCTACTGATTGGGCTGAGTGGTCGCCTCAGATGCAAGAATACTGCGAAGGTGATGTAGCTGTCACTTTAAAACTGTGGGCGGTAATCTCAGCGAAGCAATACTCTCCAGCGGCACTTGATCTAGAGCATAAAGTTGCTTGGATCGTGTCGGAGCAACAACGTCATGGATTTCTCTTTGACGTAGCTAAGGCAGAGAAACTTCTGATGCACCTTCAAATGGAACGTGCAAAAATTGAGACAGACCTACATACTATATTCGACCCGTGGTATTCTGCTGTCGAAGTAAAGACACCCAAGCGTACAATCAACTATAAGTCGGTTGATCGTGCTAGTGTCACTGAGGGGTGTCCGTACACAGTTGTTAAGTTGAATGTGTTCAATCCTAACAGCCGTCTGCATATCTCAGATCGACTTACCAAAAAGTATGGCTGGCAACCTAAAGAGTTTACTCCAGACGGTAGGCCTAAAGTAGACGAAACCATCCTGTCAAATCTACCATACCCAGAGGCGCAATCCATCGCTACCTCGCTTATGATCCAGAAGAGGATCGGTCAAATAGGTGAGGGCAAGAACGCATGGCTTGCTCTCGTGGGTGATGACAACCGAATACATGGCTCAGTTAACACCAACGGCGCTGTAACGGGGCGTATGACGCATATGTTTCCAAATACCGCGCAGACGCCTTCGGTCGGCAAACCATACGGCAAAGAGTGCCGCCAGTTGTTCAAAGTACCTGAAGGTAAAAAGCTGGTGGGCGTCGATGTTTCTGGTTTGGAATTAAGGATGCTTGGGCATTTCCTAGCTGCCTTCGATGGCGGTGCTTACGGACATGAGGTGGTCAATGGAGATATCCATACGATAAACATGAAGGCTGCTGGTCTACCTGACAGGTCGGCCTCGAAGCGTTTTATTTACGGATTTCTTTACGGGGCAGGTGCGGGTAAAATAGGTGAGGTGGTTGGTAAAGGTCCCAAAGAGGGCCAGAAGCTAAAGACAAAGTTTCTAGACCAAACACCAGCTTTAGCGAAGCTAATCACAGCGGTAACTAAAGCATCCAAGCGTGGCCACCTAGTCGGTCTTGATAAGCGCATCCTCCACTGCCGTAGCTCTCACTCAGCCCTTAACCTTCTTTTACAAAGTGCAGGGGCCTTGGTGTGCAAGCAGTGGGCCGTTGAGATGGATAAGTCTCTCACTAAGCGTAACCTTAAGCATAAGTGTCAAGTTGTGGCCAACATCCACGATGAACACCAATACGAAGCTGACGAGGATATTGCTGAACTCGTGGGTGAACTCAGTATCCAAGCAATCAAAGACGCAGGTAAACATTTCAACTTAAAGGTGGAGCTAGATGGCGAAGCAAATATCGGGAAAAACTGGTACGAGACCCACTAAAAAACCTCAACCAAAACCTAAGGCTCCGTCAAAACTATGCGAGACTTGTCTGTATATTGACTCCCAAGGATCAGACAGGTTTCGCACACACTACTGCCATAGGTATCCGACAACTGAAATTGTAGCTTTAAGCTACTGGTGTGGAGAGTGGAGACCTAAAGATGAGTAGAACTGTTCTGATCGATGCTGACATCACCGTGTATAGGGTTGCAGCTAAAAACGAGGAACCCACTAAGTTTGATAATGGCCTGTGGGTTCTGTGGGCGGACGAGGCAAAGACAAAAAAAGATTTCGATGAAGCGATTGAGAATATCGTGGAGACAACAAAAGCAGACAACTACCTGCTGTGCCTAACGTCTAAGAACAACTTCCGCAAAGATATCCTACCGTCTTACAAAGGTAATCGCAAAGACACCCGTAAGCCTATGCTTCTACCATTCCTGAGACAGCACGTTATCGAGAACTATAAATACGACTTGCGTGATGGTCTGGAGGGTGACGATCTCATGGGTATCCATGCGACTGATCCAAACGCGATTGGCGAACAGGTGATCTACTCCGCTGACAAAGACATGAAGACTATCCCAGCCAAACTGTGGGACCAGACGTTCAATACTATCGTTGATGTCAGCGAAGAAGAGGCTGAACGCAATTGGCTTACCCAGACGCTTACAGGTGATGCAACGGATGGCTATAAAGGTGCTACCAAAGTGGGTGCCGTGGGGGCTAAGAAAATCCTAGACAATGACTGTAGTTGGTCAGCAGTTGTCGCGGCGTTCCTCAAGCAAGGCCACACGGAAGCAGAGGCCCTACAACAAGCACAAGTGGCTCGGATACTTCGGTACGATAATTACGATCTCGAAACTAATACTATAAAGGTGTGGACCCCATGAACCCATTCGATGTTGTTGAACCAGTTGACGGTGATATCGTGAACAAACCTTCCCATTACACACGGTACTCAATCGAGCCTGTGACGTTCATTATGCGTAATGATCTACCATTCCATACAGGTAACATTTGCAAGTACGCCGTAAGGGCAGGGTACAAGTTGTATCCCAATCAGGACGAGGTTGAGAGCGAGATCACTGACCTCAAAAAAGTCATTCGCTACGCTGAGATGCGTATCAATTTACTCCAAGGTGAAATGGAACTCTAAAGGTGCGTAAGAAAACCTATAATGACAAAGTGCGAGAGGCGTCTGATAATAAAAAGGTACAGCCTCTCGTACCTAAGAACCCTGCACAAAAAAACTACATTGAGTGCATAAAGCGTTTCCCACAGATTTTTGTTACTGGCCCCGCTGGGACAGGTAAAACCTATATAGCTGCCTCTGTGGCGGCTGATATGTTTTTATCTAAATCTATCAAAAAGATTATCCTAACCCGTCCCAACATCCCCGCAGGTAAGTCGCTGGGATTTTTTGCAGGTACTATCGAGGACAAAATTGCTCCTTGGGTTATCCCACTTACTGAGGTTCTTGAACAGCGCCTTGGTAAAGGTCGGTTTGAGATTGCAATGAAACGAAAGGATATTGAGATCGTACCTTTCGAGGTCATGCGTGGTCGTTCCTTCAACAATGCTTTCGTTATTTTGGATGAGGGGCAGAACCTAACACCCCATGAGATGAAAATGTTTCTTACTCGGATAGGTGAGGACACAAAAGTGTTGGTAAATGGCGATCTTTTACAACACGACCTCAAGGAAAAGTCAGGGTTAGCAGTCGCTATTGATCTGATTTTTAAACACAACATTGAAGCTGCTGTATGCCATTTCAACCACGATGATGTGGTTAGGTCAGGTATATGCGCTCAATGGACCCGCGCTTGGGGATAATATTAACCGTTACTAGACCTAGAAGGGTGGTTTTATGGCCCAAATCCCTATGATTGACAAAAATTTAATAGACTATTTATCTCGAATGTACCCCGATGTTGCTCCAGAACTGTCTATGACAGAACGCGAGATATTCTTTCGGCGTGGTGCTGTAGATGTAGTGAGAACATTGAAGAGAATTTACTCAGAACAAAATGAGGATATTCTTAATGTTGAACGGTGACATTTTCCCGCTCGTATCTGTTAAGGCGATAGATGTATTGTGGCCTACAATTAAAATTCTTTTATCAAGAGTTTCTGATAATAAAGTCCACACTGACGATATCTATGACCTATGTATGGATGGTCATTGGTTGCTTTGGGTACGTCAAGCTCCTAATACAAGTGAAATTACTGCGGCTGCGATAACCGAGTTTATTGAATACCCACAAGTTACTAACCTGAAGATACTTTTCTTATCAGGTGATGATGGTGATTGGCTTTCTGAAGTGTCTATATTTGAACACTTTGCCCGTATCAATCAATGCGCTTCTGTAGAAATACACGGGCGTAGGGGTTGGGAAAGGGTCTTGAAAAACGGTGGTTACGAGTTGAGCCACATAACCCTAAGTAAACGGATTTTATAATGTTACTCAATGAACTAATTAAACCGCAAATTACCTTTAATAAAGGTGGTGGGAGTGGAGGTGGCGGAAGCTCTTCCAAATCTAGCGCACCTAAATCTAGCCCTCGGCCTAAGGCGAGACCAGCACCTAAACCTAAAAAGAGTGGTGGCCGTAATCTAGATGCAGATAATTTCGCAGGTTCAGATTACGCACCCACAAAGAACGCTGGTACATCTAAGGCTAAACAGGTGACATACACCCACGCTACAGATCGTGATGATCGTAGGCAGGTCCCCGTAACAGGAGCAACTACTAGCTTTAACAGTAGAAGCAGTGTTTCCGCTAAAGACCTAGCTGATGGAAATGTGAGTGAGTATAAATCTAAGACAGGTCAAGGTGGCATTATTGTTTCACGCGGTACTACCTTGGATCAAGCACCGCAGGTAGATGCTACTAGCGGCGGTAAGACTAATAGAGAAGTTTATAACGATACCGATGTACGATCCACATCAACAACGACAACAACTACTGGCACTGGTGGAGGGTCTTCTTCACCTGTAACAGCGCCTAAAACTATTGACCCCGCAAATGGTGTTGGTGGGGGCCGTGACGGTGGTAAAGCTCGTAAAAGTAAAGCGTCTAAGACTGACGAAGATAAGATTGCTATCAAACGTAAATCACTTGGTATTTCGCGTTACCAGAAATCTAACAACTCTTTAGCTATTAATAAAAGAAGGGCCTGAATTTAAAATGTGTTTTATGAATACACCAGAGCCGCCTCCTCCTCCTCCTCCTCCCCCACAAGCTCCTCCTGTGTTAGAGCAAGAAGCTCCAAAGTTGAGCGATGGCAGTGAAGATGGGACTACTTTAGATCGACGTTCTCGTGGTCTTAAATCTTACAAGATTAAAGCGAGAAACCAGATGACCAAAGATACCAATAAGTTAGGTGGTATGGTTCAAAACAATAATACTAATAAATAATATTTAAGAGGTGTATCGTGCAAAAAGACAAAGATGTCTGCGCTAAGAAGTACGAAAACCTATCCTCACATAGAACGACATATTTAGAACGAGCAAGAGAAGCTGCTAAATTAACTATCCCTTCTCTTGTGCCAGAGGAAGGTCATACCTCTTCAAGCAAACTGTACACACCCTATCAAGGTGTCGGGGCGCGTGGTGTGAACAACCTCGCTTCTAAACTTCTGTTGTCTCTTCTACCACCTAACGCGCCATTTTTCGCTATGCGATTGGATGATTTCACAATCCAAGAGTTAGCTCAAACAGAAGGTGCAAGGGCTAAGGTAGACGAAGCTCTCAATAAGTATGAGCGGGCCGTAATGACAGAGATTGAAAACTCTGGTATGCGTTCTCCTATATTTGAGGCTCTCAAACAGTTGATTGTCGCAGGTAACGTCCTTCTATATTTACCGCCTGAGGGTGGGGCGCGGGTTTTTCCGTTGAGCCGATATGTTGTGAAGCGTGACCCGATGGGTGAGGTAATTGAGGTTATCGTTAAGGAAACAATGTCACGGGCAACTTTGCCTGAAGACATACAAGCTATGTTGGTTGCAAAAGAGGGAGACCTCCCAAGCGAAGACAATAACAAAAAATCTGACGAAATTAACCTGTACACTAAGATGTACCGTGAAGGTAATAAATACATTCTGTATCAAGAGTTAGATGGTATAATCGTCCCTAACTCCTACGGTAAGTACCCACTAGACAAAGCACCTATGCTTGCTCTGCGCTGGACACGGATCGATGGTGAAGATTACGGACGCTCTTATGTTGAAGAATATATTGGTGATCTGATTTCTCTTGAGGGTCTATCTAAAGCTATTCTAGAGGCTTCTGCTGTATCAGCTAAGGTTGTGTTTCTGGTTGCTCCTAATGGGACCACAAGGGCCAGAGATATATCTAAAGCAGAGAACGGTGGTATTGTCTCAGGTAATGCTGCTGAAGTGTCTACACTACAGGTACAGAAACAAGCTGATATGTCTATCGCTTCTCAGACAGCCTCTACTATTACAGAACGACTAGCCTTTGCCTTTCTCATGAACTCCGCGATCCAACGTGCGGGTGAGCGAGTTACGGCAGAAGAAGTTCGTTACATGGCAGGGGAACTTGAGGACGCTTTGGGTGGCGTCTATTCAATCTTGAGCCAAGAATTTCAGTTACCATTGGTCAACCGCATAATTGCGAGGATGACAAAGAAAAAGAGACTACCGTCACTTCCAAAAGGGGTGGCAAATCCAACTATTGTTACAGGTCTAGAGGCTCTTGGACGTGGGCATGATATGAATAAATATCAAATGTTCCTACAAGCTCTAGCTCCACTCGGACCTGAGGCTGTTGCGCAGTTTATGAACGTGAATGATTATATTACACGGGTCGGGACCGCATTGGGAATAGACATGGATGGTCTCATAAAATCACAAGAACAATTACAACAAGAACGACAACAACAACAGCAACAAATGCAGCAAGCACAGATGATGGAGATGGCTAAGGCCGCGACAGGTCCTGTTGCTAGAGAAGTTGCGGGTGCTGCCCGTGAGAGTGTCGCAGAAAATGGTGAATAAGAATGGTCGAACAAGTAGTTATTGATACGTCCGAAGAAACAGCTGGTCCTAGTTTGGAAGAACAAGCGGCTGAGATGGACGCTGGTGTACAAGAACAGAACGATACAGACCGCCCAGAGTGGCTTCCTGAGAAATTCGGTTCGCCAGAAGATATGGCTAAAGCATACTCAGAACTAGAGTCCCGTATGGGTTCTCAGGAAACTGAAGATGTAAGTGATCAAGAAGAGAGCGAAGTCCGTGAAGAACTCGATCAAGCGGGAGTGGATTACGATGCACTTTCCCAAGAGTTCTGGGCAAACGGTGATCTATCACCTGATAGTTATGATATGCTGGATCAAGCAGGTATCCCTCGTGAGATAGTTGACAGCTACATAACCAGCCAACTCAGTGTGATGGAGAGCCAACGCTCGAATATCATGAATGAGGTAGGCGGTGAAGAAGGCTATCAAGCGTTAACCTCTTGGGCTGCTGATAACTTAGATGACTCTGAAATCGACTACTTTAACCGTATGATGGACAGCAACGATTTTAACGCTATCCGTATGTCTGTTAGATCAATAGCGGCTCGTCGTGAGGCGAGTGAGGGTATTGAGCCTAGCCGTAACCTATCTGGCAGTTTGTCAGGTGGTACTGGCGGGTCCTATGACAGTGTGCAGCAATTGATGTCGGATATGCAAAGCCCATCTTACGAAAATGACCCAGCGTTCCGCGCACAAGTTGAGGCTAAGTTGGGACGTTCTAACATCCTGTAGGAAGCCAATGTCATTATACGAAAACATCCACAAAAAACGCCAAAGGATCAAGAATGGTTCTGGCGAGAAGATGCGAAAAGCGGGGGACAGAGGTGCTCCGTCTTCTAACAACTTTAAACAAGCTGCTAAGACAGCAAAGCCTAACATGAAAATTAGGAAGAACACATGAGCAAATCAGGACGGGTCTACTCAGACTACGATAAAGAGTATCAGGCTCGTCCTGAGCAAGTTAAGAAGCGTGTGTCCCGTAATAAGGCGCGGCGTATGATGATCTCTAAACACGGAAAGTCCAAACTATCTGGTAAGGACATTGATCACTCAAACGGCAACGCGACTGACAACTCTTCAAACAACTTAAAAATCATGTCTAGCTCTCAAAACAGAGCTAAAAAGTAGGGAGCCTTCGGGCTTCCTCGACCACGCCGCTATTAAGTGGGTGGCGAAAAAAGGAACATCCAACGGCCACGGGTTTTCCTATTTTTTCATCTAACTCAACCAAAGCAAACGAATACGTTGAGGCCCCTTACGAGGGATAACCTTATCGGAAAGAGCGCACACGGACACGTTAGAGAACAACCTAACAATCTAAACTCTTTTCCAAGGTGAAATAAAATGTCTAATGCTAATCCATCCCGCGTGGGTCAGGCTGGTCTAACAGGTGCAACTGACGCCCTGTTTCTGAAGGTCTTCTCAGGTGAGGTAATGTCTACTTTCAATTCACAAACTGTGATGAAAGAAAAGACCCGTATCCGTTCAATTAACAACGGTAAATCTGCTCAATTCCCAGCAATCGGTAAGACCGTAGCTGAGTACCACACACCCGGTGCAGAAATCCTAGGTAACAACGTCGAGCATGATGAGAAAGTCATCACAATCGATGATCTGTTGATTTCTAATACCTTCATCTCAAATATTGATGAAGCCAAAAATCACTATGATGTTCGTGCAGAATACTCCAAACAAATGGGTCAAGCTCTTGCACAAACATATGACCGCAACTTGCTGTCTATGGCTATTAAAGCTGCCCGTGACCCATCTGGTCTCGGTGCTGGTGTAGCTGGTCAAGGTTCTGCTGCGTCTGAATCTATTGGTGCAACGCCGACAACAGCGCAGATTGTTGCTGCTGTCTATGATGCTGCTGCTACTCTTGACACACGCAACGTGCCAGAAGCAGATCGTTTTGTGATCGTATCACCCGCTGTGTACTACGCTCTCGTACAAGACGATAAACTGATCAACCGTGATTTCGGTGCTAACGGTTCTTACTCTGACGGTTCTGTATTGAACGTGGCAGGTATGACAATTGTTAAATCAAACAACATGGCTGTCGATCACACTACCGCTTCTGCATATCCAGATTTTAGCTCAAAGTACGCTGTCGCTGCTACAGATACTAAAGCTCTGGTTATCCAGCGACAAGCTCTCGGTACTGTCCAATTAATGGATATGGCTACTGAGATGGAATACGACATCCGCCGTCAAGGTACACTTGCTGTATCTAAGATGGCTGTTGGTCACGGTGTGTTGCGCCCAGAGTGCATCATCGAACTCCGCGCTGCCTAAAATATCGGGCCTCTCTAGTTAACCTAGAGGGGTCCTTTTTTACATTTACAGGGATAACTCATGGCAACTCTATTGACCCCAACGACAGAGCTAGAAGCTGTCAACGTATGCCTTGCAAACATTGGTGAGTCGCCAGTGAGCACTATAACAGGCAACATTACAGTTGATGCGGCTCTGGCGCGAGACCTACTTCGACAGGTGACGCGCGAAATTCAAACACATGGGTTCTATTGGAATACGGAACTCAACTATAAACTAATTCCAAATACAGCCGACAACCTCGCTCTACCAGCTAACGTGTTGTCAGTAGACACCACAGGTGATGACAAGAACAAAGACCTCGTTGCCCGTGGGCGTATCTTATATGACCGCGTTAAGCACACATACACATTCTCAGAGCCTGTTGTTGTAGACATAGTTGTTGCACTAGGTTTTGAAGAGTTACCCGAAATCGCTCGGCGCTACATAGCTGTACGCTCCGCTCGTATATACCAAGAGCGTGTGATGGGTAATGGATCGGTATCCTCATTCAACACTGCTGATGAAGACATGGCTCGTGCCGCGCTTCTCGCTGAGAATATGGAAATTGAAGATAATAACATGATGACAGGAAACGCCTCTGTATATGGTATCCTGTCCCGCGCAGCGTATTAAGAGGTGAAATAATGCCCTTAGTTTCAACGACTGTTTCAAACCTAGTAAGTGGAGTGTCGCAACAACCTGCACCACAACGTCTGCGGACTTCTGGGCAAGAAATGAAAAACGCATATCCGTCCGTTGTGGCGGGTCTACAAAAGCGGCCACCAACTCAGTTTGTGTCGCCGTTAAACACAACCATTGCTAACGATGACACCACGGCTGTCCATGTGATTAACCGTGATTTCAATGAGAGATATATTGTAATTGGTGGTTCAGGCGATATTGAGGTTTTTGATACTGACGGTGTTAAGAAGACAGTTAATTACCCAAACGGTAAGTCGTATTTACCTACGTCTGATATGTGGACAAAACTTAGGTTTTCTACTGTTGCAGACACCACCTTCGTCCTAAATACGGAAAAACAGGTTAGCACAGTATCTGTACCTGAGACCCGTGATGATCCAAGTGCAACAGCTTCTGTGTTCATTAAACGTGCTGTGGCCTCTACAACCTACGCTGTGTACATTAATAACGTACTCGCTGCGACCACATCTACGAATGACAATACCACAGCTGGTACTGCACTAGAGGGTACTTCAGACCTAGCGGAAGAGCTTAAAGCGAGTGCTATAAGTAACGGATATTCTGACGCTGAGACCTTTGGTCCAACATTGACTTTTTCGGTTCCAGCTGGTGCTGAGATTAGGGTTCTCGATCAGTTTGGTGGCAGTGCTATGGAAGCATTTACCGACCGCATCCAATCGTTTGACAAACTACCTCCTTCAGAAAAGCAAGGACGCCTTGTTCAGATTAAAGGTAACCTTAACGATGCAACTGAAGACTTTTGGGTCGAGTTTGACAACAACGTGTGGGAAGAGACCGTAGGCTATAACGCTGGTGAAAACTTAAATGCCTCTACAATGCCTCACGTTTTGGTCAGAGAGGCTAATGGAACCTTTACGTTTAAAGAACACACTTACAATGAACGTAGTGTTGGAGACGATGACACCAATCCCGCGCCTTCTTTTGTAGGTAAAACTATTAACTCTATGTTCCTGTTCAAAGGACGTATGGGTTTCTTGAGTGAAGAAAACCTGATTATGTCTGCTGTTGGTGAGCTAGAAAGTTTGTACCGAAGCACAGTTGTACAGGTGTTTGCGTCTGACAGGATTGATGTTGCTTCGATAACAGGTCGTGTAAATAATCTGTACCATGCGGCTGTCTTTAGTGACACGCTAATTCTGTTTTCAGACAGCCAACAGTTTAAGCTGGTTTCTGAGAACGTCCTATCACCACTTTCAGTTGGTATTGTTCCCTCCACTAAGTTTGCTTGTTCACCTTACACAGCCCCTGTGGCCTCAGGACCTATCGTGTTCTTTGTTACAGACGGTGCGACTAACTCTACTGTTCGAGAGCTTTATATCGACGAAGAATTAAAGACCGTGGACGCTGACGAGATAACCATTCAAATCCCAAGCTACATCCCCAACGAAGTTCGCACACAGGCTGTTTCCACATATGATGATGTGATGGTGCAGCTTTCGGCGTTAGAGCCAAGTAAGCTGTATGTTTATAAGTGGTACACTTCTGGCGGTGAAAAGGTACAAACCTCGTGGTCTCATTGGGACTTCGGTGAAGATGTGACCATCATGGGATGTGAGTTCTTAGAAGACTTTTTATATGTGGTCTATAAGACAGGCGGTAATGTGTATCTAGACAAGATGTTCTTTGATACTAAACCAACCGACAAGGCGCTTTTAGATCACCGTGTAGATGCTTCGGAAATCACAATTACCTATAACTCCACTGACAATAGGTCAGAGTTTGTACTGCCATACTCAACCCCAGCAACTTTAGAGTTCTTTAAAATGGAGAACCCTAAAGGACAGAAAATGCCTGTAACAAAGGTAAGTGATAATACATATCATTTAGCTGAAGTTGACGCTACAGCTTGGAATATAAACGCTGGTGTACCTTATAGTTTTGAATATGAATTCTCTCCTCAGTACATCCGCGAGGATACACCAACAGGTGAGGCAGCTATCCAAGAGGGTAGGGTCCAACTGAGGTATATGTCCCTTATATACATAGACAGCTCTTTCTTTAAAATCCAAGTAACACCTAAGAATAACAACACGTTTGAGCATCTGTTCAACGCGCGTATCTTAGCTGACGAAGACAACATAGCTGGTCTTATGCCTAGGGATACTGGTGAATACAAATTTCCAGTGTTTGCTCAGAATGACAAAGTACAAATTAAAATAATTAACGACAGCGCCTTCCCATGTTCCTTCGGTTCTATGGAATGGACAGGTATGTATGTTGGTAAATCACAGAGGCTATAATGACTGTATACGTCCGCAACACCCACAAGGATGACCTAGATCATCTAGCGGAAAACCTGAGGGAAGCAGACGTTCAAGAGTTATATGCACAATCTGGTTTTACCCCTGAGATAGCACTTAAACTGGCATTACTATTTTCGAGACAATGTAAAACCATGTGTGATCCTGAAGGTACACCTATCGGGGTCTTTGGCGTTAGTGACACACAAACAGTTGGTTTGGGGTCTATCTGGATGATGGCAACCCCAGACCTACTCAAACATCAACGTCAGTTCCTACGAGAGTGTAGGGAAGGTATCTATGAGGTGTCTCAAGGATACTCGTGTGTATTTAACTACACAGACGCACGAAACACTGTCCACCACAGGTGGCTAAAGTGGTGCGGTTTTACCTTCATAAAAGAACACAAGAACTTTGGGCAAGAAAACGAGCCTTTCTATGAGTTCGTAAAAATACTTTAGGATATCGATATGGACCCAGTAACATTAGCGATGATCTCAGGCGGCATGAACCTACTTGGTAGTATGTCTGAGGTGAACGCCCAGAACCAAGCGGCACTTAACAACGCTGCTATGGCTCGTCAGTCAGCCGCATATAAGCAAGACCAAGAAATGCAATCTTATGTCGAGTACAATCGACAAATGCTCATGACAGCTATGGACCGCGCCCTAACCGCCCGATCAAACACAGACCTCGCTATGGTCAGTATGTTCGAGACAGGTGGTGGCGGACAAGCAATGACAGATATGATTGCAGAACGCCGTTCCGTTGAGGCGCGTAACCTCTACAGAGACCGCCTAGAGCGTAACAGCCTTAAAATACAAACAAACCGTAATCTCAAAGGTTACACTGAAGAAGCTAAAGGGCGCATCGCTCAAGTACCAACGACATCCCTAAATATGGGACACATTATGTCTGCGGGTTCGTCTTCACTGCCGTATTTGGCGTAAGGGAATATAATGGCTAGAATTACACCTGATATGCCCCAACGCGGGGCTGCGAGAAACCTATTGCAGGTCGTTGATAACTACTACCGTCCCGCAAGGGATCGTATGGGTGAAGCTGCGATGGCCAAAGGCTTTCAAGATATGTCGAATTTCGTAGGGAATGAGGCAGGGAAAGCTAAACAACGGCAACTAGAAGAAATATCTCTACAAGCGAAACAGGACGCCTTACAGGGTGACGATCCTGATGTGGAACTGTCCAAAGTCCGCAATGGATTACTTTTCCGTTCTAACTCACGGGCGTATAACCAAACATATGCCGAAACTATGGGTAAAAAGGCGGCTATTGAGTTCAAAGAGAACGCCACAATAGAGTATGAAAAGTCTGGTCTAAAATACAGCACGGACCCCAACAAGTTCCGTGAGTGGATGAATACAAAGGTTCATGGGTTTCTGTCTAATGAAGCTAACCAAAACCCATACTTCATAGCAGGGGCCATGCCCTACATCGAACAGACCACGTTCAACATGGGTGCTGCCCATATGAGCAACGTGTCTAACCAGATGGAAGCTAATCACCTAGCGGCGATCCAGAAACAAGCTGACGATATGATGATGAAAGTGTCTACTGGTGAGATGTCTATCGAGGAAGGTATTGCATCGATCATTAAGTTGAACGGTCAGGCATATGGTACAGGTCTTAGTGGTCCCAAATCCCGTAAAGCGTTGATTAGCTCATTTCTGTCTGTTGCTGATGCTACAGATAACCCAGAGATGATTGAGGCATTATTGGCCGCTCAAGAGAGCGGTGACTTAAAACTTACACCTGATGAATGGAACGCGGTCACTAAGCAAGGTGAAGGTATCCAACGGGATATTAACTTCCGTACAGCCCAGAAGGAACGCGCGGCGAAAGCTCAAGCTGAAGCAGAGGTTAATAAGTTCGAGGAATTAGTAACTGACTTTTACAATAACCCTGATAACGCTGGTGCTTCATTCCAACAATTCTTAG